TCGCCAGACTACATGGCGAGGAGTGGTCGAATGTTGATGAGGAGTGAGACTGATGGCCGATACTCGACGCAACCACATCGCAGCCGATCTTCGGACACCGAAATATCGGAAGCGTGTCGTGAAATCCAGGAAAGTTTATGACCGAAAAAAGGAAAAACGACATGACAAATCTCACCAAACTATAGAGGTTGGCAATCAGACTGCTGACCTGCCACCAGTTGACACCACGCGATAAAGTCGTCCTGGTGGTGGGTGTGTTTCATCATGTTGACGGCGTAGCAAACCCACTGAACATTTTCCAAAGTGTACCCCTTCGTCTGATCGATGCGATCGAGAGAGGCATTCGATGAGACATGTCCCTGGCCAACGATATGTGTAAGCTGCGCGCCCGATAAGACACACCGGCCCTGCTGGTCTTCCCATAATTTAATTAGCTCGTCTGTAGTCGCAGTGAAAGCGTGCGTATTTCTGCGAAGGTGGCGCAATTTTCTGACTGCATGCCTGATATATGCGGAGTAACTTTTGGCGCGCCTCTCGCATAGGCTGGCATACTTACGCTGATGATGGCACGGCTTGCAATACGAAAGCCGCAATTGCTTAGTGCCAAGTTTGCCATTTTTTGCGGAATTTTTTTTCGTCAGTTTTATATTGCATTTTCTGCATGTTTTTCTCAAGAGTCATGTGTCCATACCTCCCTTGGGTTCTTTGACATGCCTAGTTAAATCTTCATTTTATTCCTTTTGTCTTTAGGTATGCGTCGTAAAGTTTGAGCCAATCATTCATGCGCATGCACACAAGAGACTCACCTGTCTTCATTCTATTTCGTCGGTTGATGATGGTGGGGAACTCGTCTGATTGGTGGCCTTCGATACCGGCCTCAGCCTGCTCCATTGCTTTATACGGGCTAAACTTTTCTGTGCGCTTAGCTTCAACCCACAGATCAGGAGTACCAATAATGTCAGCGGACCCGCCAACAGAATCGCCGTTAAGGCCGCGAGCAAATGACCTACCTCCACCAGAGAGGGGTGCTCGATAGACACTTTCATGTCCTCCAAAAATCTTTTCATTGATAAAGTGTGCAAGTTCGCGTTCATAAGCGTCTCCTTTTTGCTTGGGTGATTTGAGCTTGGCCATTCGTCTGACTCCTGTATGGTTGCGAATGGGCCTGGTTCATTTGGCAGGTATTAAATATTTTTGTCATTGTTCATATCCACTCATCGGGAAGAGATTCATTGTGTTCGACACGCGCCTTGCAGGCGTCGCATCTATATTGATTTTTTGGGCGAGATTCCTCAGAGCCACACCTGCTACATGGGCGATTCCACATAATAATGTCCTCAGAAATAGGGGTAGTATATTTTGCCCCTTCGAATTTGACGATACCGTTACGGTGGAGGATTCTTTTAAGTGTGTCCACGCAACAGCCCACTTCGTCTGACATGCGTTTATATGAGTGTCCCGCATCAACGGCATCCCAGAGGTAGTCGAGCGTGTGCTCGTCCACCTGGATGCGGCGAGGCATAGTGGTCTCCTTTTTTGTATATTGGGACGGGGCCGGGGCCGTAAGGCCCAAGGCCAGAGGGGGAGAATTAGAGGACTACAGGCTAGGAAAGTTTGTCGTTGTGCTGCAAGCATGGAAACATCTTTGAGAAAACTTTCGCTGCCAGGATTGACATCTTCGCCAAAATATGATATTAATATTTTTATATTATATTGATTAACTTCTAGCCTGTAGTCCTCTAGTCCTGTAGCCCTGAGAGCACTTGACCTTCGGTCAGTGCTCTTTGTTATTACCTTATAGGTAATATATATATTATATATAATACTGTCCGTGATACGGGTTGCTGTTCTCATACTGACCTACCAAAAAATTCTGTGGCCACGTCCTCGCCCACAAACAACATCCAGGCACAATTCTCGAATCCCTTTTTCCCGTTACCCATCCACGAAATTCGTCCCACCGATACGATCTTCTTGCATCGCCGCATATGGCCACTCATGCGCTTGTTGTGCATGACATCTGCATTCAGCAATAAGAACGCAGGGGCAAAATCAGTTAAATGTTTTATAAGCGGGTCTAAAATTTTAAAATCCCACGGTGGATTGGTGACGAATATTTCTCCTCTGCATCCGGTCAGATTGAACGCATCCTCTTGGGCGATATGTTCCGATTGCGGTTTGATGTCTGACATCCCGCCGCAGAAAAATCCTTCATGCTCCAGATGCGAAACCAAATCCCCAGCCCCGGCGCACGGCTCATCGAATCTTGCGATGTCCAGATGTGGGATCAACGCCGTGGTTGCCTCGGCTGGCGTGGCGTAAAAATCCCGCGCCCGACGCTGGAATGATGTTCGCTTCCCCATCTTAGCTACGCCTGCGCCTCTTCGTTTTTTTTGATAGCCGGATTTTTTTCTCCCGGCTGTCCCCTCCCACTTGACTCGAAATTTTCAGATTTTTTTTAGTGTGCCAATTCCGTGACGTCTTTAGTGCAGACTTGAACGTCACAATCCGCTTTGAATCGGTACGGTAGACAGCCCGTAGCGGCCTTCCCCGAAAGACGACCAACCAATATTCTGACTTTTTTTCTGGATTACCTGACAGCCTCATTACATTGGGGGCGCGTGTCTGGATTGCATCCACCATTAAGGAGTACTCCTCGAAGGTGATGGTTAAGCCGCACCTTTCCTTGAGGCGCTCTGCTGCGTGTAAGTGGTATGTGTGTGTCATGTCTCATCTCCTATAAAATTCCAACGCCACCTCCCGCGCTATATATTTTCCCATTTCTGAATCGTTACAGGCGGAACATGCAGTATGCTGGCTGCGTTTTTAAGGGAAGTTCCCCCGGCAATAAGCGCTCGCGCTTTCAGACGAGGGCTTAGTGTCGACTGTATGTAGAGTCCGCCGTCAGGCTTACGGCAGATGGCGATGTAGTTATCATTCTTATTGTCTGTCTGATCTCGCTTCTTACCAAAGGCCACTTGGGCCATGGTGATGATCGTGTCATCGGGGTTGATGAAACTTCTGATATATCCGAATGGAGTCTTTTCAACACCGCCGTGTGTATAGACAGTGAGGTTCCCGTCCAGTAAACCGGCGTGACGGTTGGCTGCGTCAAGGTCTTCATGCACTGATGTCACGATAAGCTGTGTGTCCAGGTCTTTGAGCTGCGCTGTACTGCCTGCCTCTCGACCTAACCCACCTTCTCCCGGCTTGTTACGGTGATGCACAAGGATGACCGCACAACCGGCGTCCCTGATCTCCTTGGCAAACAGGTTTACCCGCGACCATTCCTCGGCGCTGTTCTCCTGCATTCCCTCAAAGCCACTTCGGACGGTATCGATGACGACGCACCCAGGACGGGCGTAATTGATTAACTCCTTGGCCTGTCTGAGACCACCGTCATCGGCCAGACTCATGTTCCTGCCCTCATCTTCTTCAAGCATAGACGGAGACCAATAGAGGAGGTAGTCACCGGGATCGCCAAATATGTCGTTGTACATATCAGTGCGGTCATAAATAGCGTTAGCGCTGATACCGTCGAAGTCCATATATAATGTCCTGATCGGGCGCGGGATTGCCCATGGCCCAAAATCGCTGCCCGTTGTAAGTCCATAGATCATGCCGAGTGTGAGCAGGGATTTACCGTGACCATTGAAGCCAACCACCTGAGTTATCTGGCCGGGGGCTAGGACAGGATCAATGAAGTAGCCGATGTCAGCCTGACTTTTAGCCCTCATCCGTAGTTCTGATATTGTTAGAAGTTTGAGTGACGGCGGGGCTTGCTCGACAGGATCGTCTGGTAATTCCGTTACAAGAGAGGAGGTGTCGACCGTTGCCTGGATTCTCTCGCCGTTACTGTTGTAGTCAGATGGATAGTTATTTCGATCCATCTCTGCGGCAGACTGACACTTGCGGTCTATCCAGCGGGTTGTCTCTTCGTCTGAGTAGCTGTCGCTAAAGAAATCGTCATAAAGTTTCTGGGCCATCATGCGAAGGTCATCCCCAAGACAGCCATTGCGCACCATCTGTCCGCAAAATTTAATCATCCATGTGTCTGTGTTATCGCCCTCAGATAGTGGGCGGCCAATCCGAGCGACCAGCATTTTAATCTGATCACGAACTGGCAGCATGTCTTCCGGGCTTGCCACACGGACAGCACCCAAATCCATATCCTCGAAGCTAAATGAGTTTTCGTCTGTTACATCCCTGAGTACCGGTTTTGTGTTTACCCATACCGGCGCGTCCTCCACATCAAGGATGTTCCATGTATCACATGCCTTGTATTCTGCTACAGCCTCACCATTTCGAAATTTTACACTTGGGGGCAGCAGAACATATCCACCATCCCCACGAAAATCGAGACCGTCCACATTCGGCCAGTCCCGGCCAGGATTGCCGCCCGTCTTATTGCGGAAGCGCTGCCCATCCTGGGGGTGCTGCCAAAAGAAATGTTTACCACGAGGTGTGTCATTGTATAGCGGTGACGATAGATTATTTTCTTCGGCGTATTTAATCGCAGCGGCATTGTCTGCGTCAACGACGCAGATACCGCTTTGATTTCCGCACACCAGGGCCAGATTGAAGTATCTAATAATTAGGCCAGACTCAGTAGTAACCCCGGCGTTAAACCATGTGTCGACCTCTTCAACGGTGGTCTGTCGTATTTGAAAGTCCTTCCACTTTAGCACTGGCCGCTTGGTGTCTAGGCTGATGGGTATGATAGACCATCCTCGATCAAGATATTCGAGGGCAGATTTGTACATGACCTTTTTAAATTCTTCATAGGTCGCAAAGGCGGTCTTAGCTGTGCTCATCGGTAATCCTAAAAATATTCGTCTAAGTTTATTTGAAAGCTTTCTTTGATTTGTTCCAGGCTTCTGGACGACATGTAGTTTCTCGCGATCCACCCGTATGGGGTGGTGCGGGACAGGCCAAGGACGGCAGCCACGTTCGCCGCCCCCCCTAAATCATCGACAAGTCTTTCGATGTCGAATTTTACCATCACTTTTCCATCCAGTAAGTCATGTAGGAGTGACATATATAGTTTATTTTTAGCAATAGTACTAAGCAAAATACTATATATGGTGCATATATGCACCTCAAAAGTTATTGCCACCAGCCAACATCTCCATTAAACATATTTTTAATTAAACAACTTTAGTTTGCTTACAGCAGTATCAATATGAACACGGAGACAATATGGCTGAAATCGATTGGGGTGATGAAGACGTTTTAGAGTGCCTAGAGCGCACGCCCCTCGAAACCTTTGCCGAAGAGTTGATGCGACTACAGCGGCAAGAGAAAGACACCAGAGAAAAGATAAGTATATTAAAGACGCGGCTTGCCGCGCATTTCCCAGAAGAGCCGGGGGATTTCGTTGATGCTTTCGGTGATTTTACCGTCACGATGAAGCGCAGCGAGACTTGGACATGGGATACAACTAAACTGAATACACTTTATGCGAGTGTACCTCTTCCCACATATGTCAAGAAAAAACTGTCGATAGACAAGCGCAGCTTCCAGGCTCTTGATAATGATGAGAAGGGTGATCTGCTGCCTGCCCTCACCCGCTCTCCCGGTGCGCCACGCTTCACAATTACAGAAATATCTGGAGAAGAATAGATGCCATTCCGCCCTAAAAACACCCGCGACGAAGGTACCTCGTTTTTCAAGACACTTCTTTATGCCCTACCCGGCTGGGGTAAGACGACGCAGGCTCTTCACTATAAAAAGAAATACGGCAAGGGTTTTATAATTTCCGGCGAAGCTGGCCTTGCCTCTATCCGATCTGCGGGAATTGATTATCTCCCCTTTACATCCTGGGATGGAGAGCATGATCCAGACGGTGACGTTTATTCGTTCCGGGGGATATGCCGCATCATATCGTCAGACGACTTTGTGAAAGCGGGATACAAATGGATCATGCTCGACAGCTTGACTGAGCTTTCTGATCTCGCGATTGAGTCCATTAAAGCTGAGCTTGAAGCCGCAGGCCAAGGTGACAATGGCTTTGCGGTATGGGGGGACTACGCTAATGCGATGATCGGCGCATGTAAATGGGTGCGCGATTTGCCGTATCATGTTGTCGTCACAGCCCTTGCCAAAGAGGACAAGAACCCCGATGGCGAAGTTGAATACTGGCCAATGATTAAGGGGTCGGCAGCCCAGAAGCAGCTCCCCGGTATTTTTGACAACGTCCTCTGCGGCGTCCGCACTTCTGAGAAAGACGACGACGGAAAAAACAAAGTCATCCGGTACGTTGTTACTGATGAGCTTGCCGGTTATCACGGCAAGGTTCGCGATGAAAATCGCGTGCTGAAACCGTGGGAAAAGACTGGAGATATTACCGATCTTTTCGACAAGATGAAGGCGTCGTCGTCTACCGGCGGCTAACAAAAGCACACCCACAAACTACTAACGGAGAAGTATTATGGCAGAAGCATGGTCATACAAAAACCTAAATCTTGGCGGCGTTCAGATTGCGTCGAGTGGCGGAATAATGCCTGTCGGTGAGCACATAATGCGCATCGATAAAGCTGAGATCAAAGAGACGGCAAAGGGCGGACACCAGCTTGTTGTCTACCTTCAAAACGATCAAGGAAAAGTCCGCGACTACATTAACCTTCACGTCGCCCGTCAAGACGAGAGGGCGCGCACCGCCGAGCGCATTGGCATGGAGCGTTTAAAATCGATTTACTTTTTTGGCGGCCACCCTGATCCCGATAACGCCGCGACACAAGGTGTGGCTGGCCTGGAGAAGATGGAGGTCGGCGTTCGTGTCATACCCTCTAAGTACACCGATAAAAATGGCGTAGAGAGAGACGGAACAGCGATTCGAAACAGCGGTGCATATTTCGACCCGGCTGACGTTGATCCTGGCCGCACATCTATCGGGCCTATCAGCCCACCAAACGAGGCCAAGGCGGCGGCAAGTGATTTGGACGACTCAATACCCTTCTAGGCGAGTGTTCTCCATTCGCTCACTTAGAGGGGATCGTGGGGATCGCCTGATCACTAAACGCCTCCCAGTGACGGGCGTTCCCCGCCCCCTTTTCAGATGACGCAAAGGTTGCGAGATTGAATTTCAAAAGCATCCCCGATCTTATTGATGCGGCGTATTTGGAAGAGTCACAACAGAGGACTCGATCGTACATTGGGGCGTCGTCTGTTGGAGCTAAGTGCGATGCCCAGTTGGCGTTTTCATTAAGGGGTATGCCTGACACCCGACCCGACCCGCAACTCCAACGCATTTTTAATCTTGGTCACGCTTTAGAGAACGTGGTTATCAGGGATTTGAGGAAAGCAGGCATTGCCGTACTTGAAAAAGACCCAACCACCGGCAGACAATATGAGTATCACGCATTCGGCGGCCACATCGCCGGGCATGCTGACGGCCTTATCGAGGAGCTGTCAGACGACGGAGACGTCGACTCGTGCATCCTAGAGATCAAGTCGATGAACGACAGCAAGTTTAAAGAGTGCGAGAAGAAGGGCGTGCGGTATTCGCACCCGATCTATTTCGCACAGGTGCAGTTTATGATGGGTCTGTCCGGTAGTAAAAAATCTATCTTCGTTGCTTACAATAAGAACACAAGTCGCTACCTGTCACAGGTCATTGGGTTTGATGAGTTTGCGTATTCGGCCATTGAGGCTCGTGTCGAAAAGATATTGGAGAACGAGGCCGTAAAATGCGCGACAGACGAAAGCGACTGGCGGTGCAAGGGCTGCTTTAAACGCGACGTGTGCTGGCTCAAGATTGATCCCCCAGTTGAGTGCAAAACGTGCGCCGCCTCTGTCGCTACGGCAGACGGGGGGTGGCGGTGCCAAGGTACCGGCGTTAAATGTGACGACCCCTGTGAAAATTGGAAGCGATACGAGCCGGTGCCCCATGGCTGACCGGTCACACACCAACGACTACCTTGGCCTTATGCCGGAAGGGTTGTGTCTAACTTATCAGGGAAAAACCGTGGCCCCTATGTCGCCGTCCCTAGATGACTTTGACATCGTCACAATTGCTCATTCTTTAGCGCTCAAGACGAGGTGGAACGGCCAGTGTATTTCTTTCTACAGTGTAGCTCAGCACTGTATTCATGTAGCCGATTTGGTTGCGCCAGAATTTAAATTGAAGGCGTTGTTTCACGAAATGGATGAGGTGTTCCTACCCGACATTCCCCGGCCATTAAAACCGCTTATCCCAAAATGGAAAGATTTGGCGCTCGACCACCAGACGATTGGCTTCGAGGCTATGGGGTTGTCGCAGGGTATCCCAATTGAGGTACATCATGCTGACAACATAATGTTGGCGACTGAGGCCCGCGATCTTATGCGTATTGATGCACGGGCGCGGTGGGGCTTCGACGTTTCGCCAGCAAAAATGGTGATCATTCCGCTATCGCCACATGATGCCGAATGTGAGTTCCTTTTGAAATACGATGAATTGAAACATGCCAGAGCAGCGTAAGTGGTCAGACGAGCGGGGCAGCTTCGGCTGGATTGGCAGGATGCCCCAGGAAATTATCGATGGGCCGCGAGAATTTATAATTAGGTGGAAGGTGTTAGCGGAAGACGCACGCAAGGTGGCATGTCTGCCCAACAACGCGGCCAAGGTCGGGAAAGCCAGGCGGATTGAACAGCGGCGGAAAGATATCTTAGCGGAGGTTGATCTAAAAACGAAGAGGCGCGCATGCCCATAACTATAATCGATCTTATCGACGAGAAATCCATTGTCAGAAAAAAACTTAATGCGTTGGAGCGAGAGTTCGCTGGCGTTGGGGACCGTATCGCCACTCTGGGGGAAGGCTCTGAGGAGCGCTACCGAGCCTCAGACAAACGCAGACACATCCTCGATTCGATTGGCACGATGGAAAATAAACTAATTGATATCGAGGCGCGAATTGAAAAACACGCACATGGAGACGAAGAATGACAGACAAGTCTGCACATCTGGACCCGGACAAAAATCCGAAGCACGCAGCGGGACGACTCAAGCCGTCGCTCCGACACCTCCCCCCCAGCGCCCTATTCTATGAGGGCAGGGTTATGGACTCCGGCGCGGCGAAGTATGGCCCATTCAACTGGGGTGAGGCCGGTGTTGTTGCCTCTGTGTATTTTGACGCGATCTCGCGCCACCTTTTTGCCTGGTACACCGGAGAAGAAATTGACCCCGAAAGTGGCCAACCACATATGGCTCACATCCGGGCCTGCGCTGGAATTATTATTGACTGCACTGAAATCGACAACCTCAAGGACGACAGGCCGGTAGGCAAGACCGCGCCGGTAGCAGAACTCTTGGCCAAGATGATTGACGTTACCCCAAAGGTTAAGGCGATTGATGAAGACTACATTAACTCGTCTGATGACATCGATGAGATTATCGAGGCGCGGATGAATGTACACGATTTCATAATAAAGGGCGGTACTGTTGAATGATTAGCGTTGAAGGAGTCTTAAATGATGTCCTCAGACGAGAAGGCGGTTTTGTGGACGATCCCGCCGACCCAGGCGGGCCGACAAAACATGGCATTAGTCTTAGATATGCTCGCGGCATCGGCCTGGATATTGATGATGATGGTGATACTGATCGTGATGATATTGAACTGGTGACTCCTGAGAGAGCTAAAGACTTATATCGCCTGGATTTCTGGCTGGTACCCCGCATTAATATGTTGCCGTCTGAAATACAACCCCAGCTTGTTGACTTCGCGATAAACAGCGGGCCTGGGCGGGCAGTTATTACGTTACAGAATACTTTGGACTACGCACGCAGTGAGGCTTCGGACGTGCTGACGTTTAAACCACTCATCCCAGACGGGTTGATTGGCAAGAGGACGATTTCTGCGTCTGAAATGACGGTCGATATTGTGGGCGCGGGTATCCTTAATGACTCACTCGTGGAAGCTAGAATCATGTGGCTGCGCGAGATTGTCAGACGAGACCCCGTCAGGGGGAAGTTTATAAATGGTTGGGTGGCGAGAGCAAAGGAGTTTGAGTCGTGGGCTGGTTAGTAAAACTTTTGGGCGGTAACATTTTTGGCGGCATAGATAAAATTCTCAGTCGCTTTGTGGCCAACAAGGATAGCGTCGAGACGAACATCCATGATGAGCAGATGGCTGCGCAAAATGCTATGGCCGCTGAATTTCAGATGCGGGGCCGACGGTTCTGGCTAGACTCTGTCATTGATTTTTTTAATCGTCTGCCCCGCCCCCTGTTCGCGTTACATGTAATAGCCCTCATGTATTGGGCAGTGCTTGACCCAATCACTTTTGGCGCGGCCATGACCAGCCTGTCGCTTATGCCGTTGTGGTTAGCAGGCGTGGTAGCCCAGGTAATCCTGCTCTTTATGGGTGGGCGCATGCTTCATAACATGACGTTTGACAGGGTGTCTCCCAAAAAGATTAAAGAGGTGCTCGAAGTTCAAAGAGAAATCCTCGCGCTAAAAGCCGATGATAAGCCTATGTCATTGGACGCCATCAAGGAGTGGAATAGGAAACGCCAAGAGGGTTAGCTCCTTATTTGTATCCACCACCCTTATAGCCACCGCTCTTATAGCCACCTGTAGAGCCACCGCCCTTCTCCTCGGCCTTACCGGCTATGGTGTCTGTCAGAGTTTCTCTCAAAAACCTATTACCCCCCACCAATGGGACTCGTGATACAGCGGTTCGGGCGGCTGAGCGCTCTTTGGAATTAGAGCCGCCGTCACCTACGGCTGCGTCAACAACGCCGCTGGCCACATTCATGGCATCGAAAGCGCTGCCGAAAGACGGCCCAGCGATCTGCGATGCAATACGCTGGTGACCCCAGATGCCGTTATCAATAGATGCGGCGGTATTAAATACAAGTTCGCCCATTAGGCCCAGGCCGCCCATAGCCATAAAACCATCGAGATACCAGCCAAGAGCCTTATCAACCGGCTGGCCAAGGGATTCTGCTGCCTCAATGAAGTTAGATAGCTTGCGATCGCGTGTGTCCGCCGACTTCTCATCCTCACCGCCGCGCATCTGGACAACGTCTTTAATGGCCAATGCTCCCATGCCCAGACCGGCACCAACCGTTAGCATATTGAGCGCTGGCGTGACGTTGCCGTGGCCGAACTCCTTGACGGCATGCTTGCTCAAACGGCCAAACATCATTGGGAACGATTTGAGCTGGAAAGCCAGCGATCCCCAAGGTGTTTGCGCCCACAGCGGAATTTGCTCTGCGCTAGGTGCGAAGATTGTTTCGTTCACGAACTTGTTGATAGCCCATCTGATCTGGTCATCATCTTGGAATGCCTTAACATCATTCAAAGTCGGGGCAGATAACTCAGCGTAGTGCTCCAGGCCGTAATGTTTTAGAAAGCGCATGGCTGTTCGATAGCGAACGCCCTTCTTGCCCTTCGAGATAGCCTTGATAGCCGCGTTCTGCTCTGCTTTAAAAGCCTCAAAAGCTACGAGGCCAGACACCTCGCGTTGGAGTTGTGTCCAGGGGGACAACAGGGTGGCGTTGAAGAATGCATTAACTCCCCTACCGCCGGAAGCGCCGTAAATGTGCGCTATGCGATTATGCAGAACGCCCTCAATAGATACCCCAATATTGCGCATGGCTTCCCTGTATGACGGGTCTTGCGCATACTTCTTCCACGCCTTGATAGTGGCTGGCAGGTTCCCGCTTCTGATAGCGGGTAGGGCTATATCGGGAATAGATGTGAGCGTCGTATATCCTAAGAGAGTAACAGACTGGAAGTTCCGCATTCTTTTTGAGAATTTACTGGCGCTATGCTGGAATGGATCAGTCAAGAACGGGCGGCGTTGAGTTGTCTTCATCAGATTATCCATCCAGTGAAGTTCGTCTGAGTGCACAGCCCGTCCGCTCACTCCAAAATCGTACATGCCTTCAACAATCGCCTCGGCGCGGATACGCCAATCGAGGGTTACGTTTGGGTGTAGTTTAAGAAGCTCGTCAAGCACCTGGCGCTTGCTTACAGCTTCTTTGGACATAAGCTCCGTCAGACGATCGACAATTTTACCTGCTTCCACAGGGTTTTTTGTCAGGGGGAGCAGCGGCAAAATTTTATCACTCTCGATAGCCACAGTTTCCATGCCATCTACGGATGGGATATACCGCTCGACTTTTAAAACCTTGGGAGACATCAATAAATCAACAATGCCGCGCTTACCTTGCACGGCCACGATTTTGTAGGCTTCATACCCGTGGTCGTCGTAACCCCATTTTTTAGCCAATTGCCGCTTACGGGACATCTGGTCAAAATATTTAATAGAGATACCAGCCAGGTCATTTACCATGAACTCCTCTAACTCTAGCCCGTCGAGGTCTTCTGCCGTAAACCGTAACATTCTTTGATATTCGTGGTCAGACTTACCCCCCTTCTTTGCCACGTTGGCGGGGAGGTAGACACCATTCTCATCCATCAGGCTACGATAGATGGAGTTCGTCGCAGCTTCGGCCTCTGCATCTGTGATGGCCGCACCTTCTCTTACGGCGTCCCGCTTAATATATTGGAATATCTTTGACCGAAATTTATTCGGGTCGGCTTCGATCAAGTCTTTATCCCACACTTGAGGGAAATAGTTTTTGATCTCACCGATATTGACGCCGGAATCGCGCAATCTTTTAAGCTCCTTTTGGAACGCTTGCTGTAAATGCGCTGCTACCGCGTACTCCTCAGACGAAAGTGTGGCGATATTGCCTCGTCTGAGAGCGGCCACAATCCGGTTATGGCTGGCTGGCTGGCTCACTTGACCCCAGAATTTATTACGCTGCGCCCACCGCTTAGCGAAGCCGCCTGCATCCGGCAGGGCATTCAGCATCCTATGGATAGGCTGGACTAATTCGGCCATCTCAGATGCATGCTTTTCGTGGAAGCCTGCCCCGTCATCCGGGGAAAGCCAATTACCGAAATTGTTAGCCCCGGCCCCCTCACGCAAACGACGTGCGTTTGATTTTATTTGAAGACCAAAATGGGTTGATTTTTTAGCACTCTGTAGAGCCTCGTCGTCGATCTCTTCTTTGCGGGCCAGCTTGCGCATTAGTTTCTGCACAGGTTTTGGCACGTTGGCACGATCCAAAGCTATAGCGAGTTGGTGAAAGTTAGCACCTTCTAAGATGTGCGGCTGCGCCATCCACTCAGACATGAGTTCACCGTTGGTGGCAACACGATCCGCGTGGTCGGCGTAAAAGATGTCATCAACATCGCCATCAAACATCTCGGCTTCATCAGCGTGCTTAATCTTATTGGTGTTCCAAATAACAAGAGATTCTTCCGGCATCGCTTCGTTGTACGGAGCAGTTTCACTTGTGCGAATACCATCATACCCAAGGGCTTCGAGGGTCTCTCGAAGTTGGGCCTGCTTCACCTCCATATTGTCCCCACGCATACCGTAATCAATAAGGCTAAAGTATAGATCAGTGCCGTCTTCGATATTATTGATCGCGGTAAGGATTTCGTCTGTATCTGCGAGGTCACGGTGAATGAGTTCATCAACGATTTCGCGCACGCTTGGGCTGTCGGCGGTGAGTGTCGTTCTTTGGTCAAAGTTAAAGATGTTGCTGTCATTGACAAAGAACGGCACTGTCTCGGGCTGGCGGTCTAGGCCAATTTTTTGCAACATTTCCCAAAGAGCCTTCTCGTGGTCGCGTGACTCGGCCAAAGATTTTTCCAGGTAGACGAGACGCTCGGCTGGCGCTTCGATCTGGTAGCCGAATGGGTCTGTGGCTTTCACATTGACTTGGTCAGTATTCTTGGATGATTGAGCGCCAGACGAAGCATGCCAATTCACCTTCTCGATCTCTTCCGTGATTTCTGAGATACGGGCAATGACGCCGGTTTCGCCAGCTAATTGATTGATAATGTACCCGCCTTCGGCCATATTCTCGTCTGACACTTCTAATCTGCGAAGGGCACCACGGAGTTGTTCGACACGAGCCGTGCTGCTGTATGCGTCGGCCAGAGCCTCTGCTCGTGTAAGATAGAAGCCGCCGCCATGTAGCCCTGTCCCGGACTTATAGACACTGCCCATCGGATTGACTGCCGGGTCGAACACCTGGCCAAAGGGGGTGCCGTGAAACCACAGGTATTTCTTGAGGTTCTCGTCTTTTCGGGCACCGACGAATGCGCGAACGCGCTTGGCTCGTTCGGGGGCCATTCTATTTAACAGGTTATTTTTGTATATGTTCGCCATGTGGGGTGCAACACCGCCGCCCTCTTCGGCGCGTGCGGCTTTAACCAAGTTGTTAGTGACGCGGCTGGCTTCAAACATGTCTCCGTAGAGAGTCATGTGGCGATACATTTGACGGACTGATTTGCGGCGCAACAGACCATTCACCATATAGGCTACGGTCTCCGTCAGACGATTGATCATCATGGAAAACTTGCCCTTTATCTGTAGGCCGCCCTCCATAAAGACGCCATCGGCGTCTCTTATTGCAGGGATGTCACCCTTGGCGATCTTACCAGTTACCCATTGTGACCAGCCCTCGGCGAACCACTCTTCGGCCATGTGGGGGATGGTCTTGCTGGGGTTATCTGCTCGGATTTTCTTGGCGAGGGGGTCACTCGCGTTGCGGAAGGCTTCGACCATAATGCCTATGTCAGCGTCATCAAAGATCGCTGTGCGCAGGGCTAGGTGCCCGACTTCGTGCATCAAGTCCATCGGAGAGGATGTGCCCTTAGTGATGCCTACGGCGATACGCCTCAATTGGCCACGAACCGCATTGAACTCAGGCGGGATGTTGCCAAGGTCAACGGTGACGCCACGCGCATGGGGCGAGATGGGTACGCCAGCAATTTTCTGGATGTCTGCAATATCCACAAAGTCTGTATTTTCCGTAACATTTCTTAACGTCCGCCCCATCATATTGAACGTGCGATAGACGAGAGTTTGCAGAGTAGCCTGTATGTCCTTATCACGGTGCGTAAACCATGCGGCTGTTTCAGCCTGATTCATACGAGTCCCGCCTGGGAAACCTGTCTGGGGGGATGTGCCCGCACTGTCGTCAGCCTCGCGCTTGATTAGACTTGCCACGCGACCATCTTTAATATCAAGACGGGCCACAGTGGGGCTGTATCGCCGCTGCATCGCAGCCATAATAACACGGATACCTTTACCATTGCCCTCTCCCTCAAGTAGTTTCCCTAACGCGGTTTTCATTTCGTCAAGGCTAAGCGTAAACAACTCCGGCGGGATATCTCCCGGCGGAACATCGACGGGGTCGATCTCGGTAAGAGTACGCCTGACGTACTCATTCATTAGGTCTTTGCCGTACTGGCTCTTCTCACCGGCTGCCCGCCAAGCCCGGACGATCTCAACGCCAGACGAATAATCTTTTGGCGACTTGGTGCCTGCGGTCTTCGCTGCCTTGGTCGGCTTCCCGCTGCGCCCTTTAGTGGCCGTGTTGGTATTACGCACATTCTGCTGGCGGGCTTTCTTGGTTTTTTTTGCCCTTGCCTTAACAGTTTGCTTCGCCACCTTCGCAGCGACCGGGTCTTTCTTGGCTTTGCGTCGGCCAGGGGCACGAATAACGATATCTAGTTTCCCTTTAGTCGCTCCGCTCAAGAACAGGGAGGACGCTTTCTGACCCTCGGAAATGCCTATGAACATTTCATTGGCCAGATCAGTCAACTCCATCATGTGCTGATCAAACTGATCGTCAGCGACTGGGATCGCATATTCTCCGTCTGATACGAGTAATCCCTCTTCATCTATGTGGGAGTGCTTGAGAGCATCCTCGTCTGAGAAGCCACGCTTCTGTTGCAATTCGGTAAGTTTATCACTGACCCTTTTCTGGGCAGCCCACATAGCTCTGGCGTATGGGCCGTGTGTTTTTTTGTTGGCCTTTTTACTTTTGCCAGCAGTGTATAAGAACTCAACTCGTTTACCGTTACGGTCAGACAGCATGCCATAAAGTTTACGGCGCGCCTCATCGAGGGCGCGTAGTATTGTGTCCGGGTTGTTTGTCAACATGGCCGCGTCTAACTCAAGGCGTGTCACCTCTAACTGCGTCAGGACATTCATACCAATACGCTGGGCCGGGTCTTTGGCGTCCCATTCATTAGCGTCTGGCATGCGGAAGGATGTGTTTGCTCTCTTGGGGTCGTCGGGCAGTATTTTTTCAAAGAGGGGAATAAGATCAGGGTCGACATTATCTTTGAAGGTAAAGTTGCTGATAATGTTCTCGACATATCTTGCAACTTTCCTCCAGAAAACTTCACCTCCAGCAATCTTATTGTGACTCATCAGCCACTGGGAAAACTGGTTGGCAAAGAACTCTTGGGGGGAGTGCATCGCGTTGACCTCTAGGCCGGTGCCAATGAAGGGGAGCATGTTCTCAATCCCACCCTTAATGTTTTCAAAGTCACCCATGTCATCGAAGTATTTTTCCAGGCTACCCCAGAAATGCAGACGATCCTGATTGGAGAGGATGTTGGTGTAAGCCCAATGACCTATCTCGTGCGCAAGTTTAATAGTATCTGGAATTGGCCCACGGCCATCACCAGCAGGATTGAGAAGAATGCTATTAGCATTGTCGACATCGGTAGGCGCATGATAGGCATCCTCGTCTGCGAGTCTGATTGTCGGCGCATCGCTCTGGTCGCCACCAAGACGGCGCAACATGTCGCGGGTATTGGCTATGGTTTCGACGCCGTGTTTTTTTAATATGAATTTATCGAGGCGATTGATTGCGGTACGTCGACTAGAATTGGGGAGTTTTACGCCCTGCGGCACGAGCAACTCCATAGCCGCGTACAGGGTCGATAGATTGGCCGTGTGCTCTTTGAGAGTATTAAAGTCTTTTGGCCAGGTGGCGTTCTCAGCTCGCTGGATAGTCCGGTATAAGTCCTCTGCCGTTCTAAGAGTGCTGTCAAACTCGCCGAAGGTGCCTTCGGGGATTTTAATTTTGGACAGATCGTTGATGTCAACAACCTTAGATGTATCCGGCACGTCTTTGGACACATACTCGACGGTAGGTGCCATAGAGGGATCAAGGACTTCGTCTGACGGAGCTTCCCCCTTGGTAAGACGGTCATAGCGTTCAGCGGCCCGTTGGAAGTTCTCAGGATTTTTAGCCTTAGTTTTGAGCATATTAGCGAGGGCAACATGGGCTTTTTCACCACGCCCAAGCATGGCACCAGACAACTCTTGCCCCGTTAAGCCGTTGTCGTCTGCCACTTTATCGAAGCGGGCAACCACGTCCTCGTCTGACAGTCCGCCAACACCCTGCGGTTTGCCGTCATTTTTGACTGCGTTCTCGCGGGCGACCTCAATCTTCTCCACTTTACCGACAGCCTGAACTTCGCCGTTGGCCTCTCTGAAACCTTGGACTAGCTTTTGAACATCCCCTGTTTCTGCGAACTCAGCGATGACCGCATCGATGCGAGCCGCGTCATTGGCAAGCCCAGATTCAAGCTTGAGAATGTTGTCCACAGCCAAGGCGAACTCATCGTTAGTGATCTCGGAATTAAAGCTACGCTCTAGGACGTCGATCTTCCCTAAGAATGTATTCGCGGCGGCGGGGCCACCCGTCTCATTAAAGCCGGTCTCACCATATTCTAGGATGAGGTCTTCTAGTTTGGCCTGCTGGACTTCACCAGGCTCAAAGCCAAGGAAGTCACGGTCATGGTAGAAGAGGCCAGTCTCAGGGTCATACCATAGGGCATCGTTTCGGCTGGCTCGGTAGCCGTCTGCCGTCTGAATGGTGTCCTCTGTGGTCCTAACCTTCTGGCCTTCTACTGCTGCGGCATTGTCCACTACTTTGCCGTCGGCCATTTCGACTTTGGCTTGCGCTCTGCCTTGCTGCTTTAAGCCAACAACGTCCCCAACCCTGACCGTGTATGGGACTTTAGTGCCGGTCTTGGCTTCGGGTGTATCGTTTAGCTGTAAGCGCGTGGCATAAATTTGTGTGCTTTCGGCGCGTGCCTTGACGAGTTCCTTCTGAGCGTTTGATAATGTGGCAGCGAGGAACTTCTTTTGGCGCTTGGGCAGGCTGGACTTGAGAACATCGTCGGCATTGACAGGGATCGCTGAGCCTTCTTTACCATCATAGGAGCTACGCACTTCTTCTACTGCATCCTCAAAGCGTTTGCCGATGTAGCCGCCGTCATATCTGTATTCACCGTCAACGCCACGGTAGCGAGCACCTTTAATAGCGCTTTGGATTTTACCTAGTTTTTTAACGCCCCCCGGTAGCGTAAGGACTTGCCGCCCAGTCACCGTCTTACGTTGGAGGGTGATCATCGGCTCGCCGGTTACGGGGTCTAGCTGCTCGGTGTTGATGAGAGCATTGCCCTCTTTATCTGTAACGATCTCGTCTGATAGGATGGGATTATCCTCTGCGCCGGAGCCACGGGAGGGGATAAGACCGGCGTTTTCTATACGCAGCTCTTCCTTGAGTGCTTCGCGCTTGCGGCTGATCTCAGCATCGAGGACATGATCTTCGATCTTGGGGTTGAGACGGCGCAGGGCGTCGGCGTGTTTCTTTACTTCGCCGTTGATATGGTCACGCTGATCGGGCCGCAAGTTTTTCCAGCGAGTCACTGACATATTGGCTTTGATGTCTTCTGCCCGCCCGGACAAAAGATCGAACATGCTTTCAACCACCTCAGTCATACCCGTTCCGTAACGCTGGTCGAGAGCAATCCGCATTTCGTCTGGAGCCAGACCCTCTAAGGTGTCGACAAAGTCTACAGCATCGGTGGCAATGTGCTCACGCAGAGCATCCATAACCAAATGTTCCATGGGTGCCATTTCGGGATCGGCCAAGGTGTAGGCGCGGATTACATCGTGGTTAAATTCATAGTCAGGGTCATTAATGCGGGCTATCGCTGATTGGAGGAACTCGCGTGCGGCTCTCTCGGCGAAAGCTTGCTCGATGATTTGGCGAGCGGAGTCGCGGTACCGTGTTTGCTTGCCCTTGCCTTTAGGAATAGTCTTGCGCGCTTCCATAATGCGCCGCTCGATCTTCTCTGAGTCCAGGCCGTTATTAAGCAGGTAGGCAGCACGGGGTGCCTTGGTCTCGATCTTGGGCGGCATGGTCGGGATGGTTGAGGCGCGACGGGTTCTGTGTGCGGCGGCGATGCGCTCGTCTGCCGTAACGACAGCTTTTTCGTCTCCGCGACGAACGGCGTTAGTCCGCTCTCGTTGGAGGTCAGTGATTACGTTGTCGATGTTGTCTGTTTCTGTGCGCTCGACTACTTCGGCCTCTTTGATAGTGGGCGGGTTTTTCTCGTACCACTCGGACCAGGCGCGAAAACCATCATCACCAAACTCGCTTTTAAGAGTGCTGTTTACCCTATCGATCGGCTCTGTTTTAGCTAGTTCAAGGGCGCGGTCATTAATCTTTTGTAAGCCTTCGTCTGTGATTTCCAGGTTCTTGGGAGTATCGGGTTCGTCGAAAACTTGCGCGGCTTCTGGGGCAGCGGGTGCCACCTCGTCGGTTTCCTCAGTCCGTACAGTTTCATTGGGTGCCTTTTCTTTCGAAGTGCCTGCTCCATCTATGGCGCGTTGTTCGATTACCTCACGGGCGGTGGCGGCATCAGGCGCATTAAGCACTGCCCGATAAAGGGCGTTCTCTCTAATGACAGCCCTTCGTAACTCTCCAGCCTCTTTTGAAGAGGCGTCGAGGTCCGCAAGTTTACTTTCTGCGTCTGCCCGTATTTCCGGGTAGTGTTTGACACGTTGAATGGCATCAATGTGACCAACCAGTGTTTCGTGGACTTCCGGGTCGGTCGGGCCGCGTTCTGATTGAACCTCTTGAAGTTCCTCAGTCAGACGAGACTCGACCTCATTGATCTTGCTGAGATGTTCTTCTGGGGTTGGGTTCAAGGGGGGGAGATCAGCAACAGCAGCCATTTCTTCTTCTGCGGTCTGCGCTGTCTGCGCAGCTTCGTCTGCCAACTCTTCATCGCGGGCATCCCATGCGAGATTCTCCTCAATGGCTATGTCGCCCTCGCCTAACTTCCGACCAGCGCGGCTGGCTTTCGTTGCGTTAGCCACTATCCCACCGCCAGCACCGAAAGCACCGCCGAGTGCGCCACCGGCTAAAGTACCAAGGCCAGAGGCGATGGCTGTGCGTGTGGGATCATATTCGTCTTGGATGCCTGTCTGAATGTCCCGCACCTGGCCAGCAACATCAAAGCCAGCTTCGATAGGCGCGTTCACCGCGCCCTCGACCAAGGCACCTTTCTTGGCGGCGGCCTTGATACCCACCTTCTTGAGCGCACCTTCGCTAAGCATTTGCGTGCCATGCCTGACGGCAGTGCGTTGGGCTGCCGTCATGGCTGCGGTCGCGGCCATTTTACCGGAGCCAGCGCCGAATAAGTTTACCGGGTCAAGGAGGACTGCGGGAAGGATGTTGGTAGCAAACTCTTCCCAACCGCCTTCACGATTCCAAAAATTAGGCTGGTTCTCGTAGACTTTTTGGAGACGACCAAGGCGCAATCTCTGCTCGTCTGGGTCATTGAATGAATTGGCGACATCCATGCCTGCGGAAATGGAGTTAAGATTGCGCCACTGCCTGTCCTTAAAGAAGTATTCAATGACATCTTCCTGAGACGCAAACTCCTTACCATCGCGCTCACGATAGTATTCAGCCGCATCGTTCACAAAGCGTGCGCTCTTTAATACTTCATTGGGGGGTATGGTTGTGTAGTCTGATTCTACGGGGGCCGCGTCGGTAGACCAGTCAAGACCCTTGCCTGCATCATATGCCACTTCGGTTCTCCAGTTTCCGCCTGTGATCAGACGAAATTACTGGAGAGCCTGGGTAGCTGTCGTCCCTATTAGGGTGTCATCGAGGTGTTATTAGCGGCGTGCCAGCCGGTCTTTTTATCGTAGGCATTTGCGAGGTCTTTAGTCGAAACACCACTCTCCTCAGAGACCTTTCTGATAGCTTCCCTGATTACTTTATCCCTATCTGTAAAGATGTTCTTATACTTACTCACCATTTTTATAACATCATCCACGGCCTTACCGTGCGCTGGCGGCACAGTTGATTTTCTGGGTTCAAGAAGGTGGTCAGGGTCCGCGTTGACGTTGGTGTTTTCCATCACATCGCGCAACCATTTGATCTCAGCGTTTAGTTCGTCGATGAGAGAGAAGTTTTCACCATCGGTTGCAAAAATCGCCTCAGTATTTCGCCATGTATCTGGCGTAGTCTGTGCCCTCTCAATAATGTTATCGCGGTCAGCCTCAAGTATCTTCAAGTTCTGTTCATACCTCTGCTTGGTAGCGTCAAGGGCCGCGAGATCACCATCTTCATAACGAGGAATGGCTTCCCGAAATTTCCGCGTCGCGTCCCTAGTTGTCTGGATAAAGCTCTGGAACACTTTATCCAGAAATAAGCCAGGTTTGGGCAGTCTGCCGCCATCTATAGATGACATTACTTGAGCTTTGATAACGCCTGTGGCTTGTTCAACAGTATTAAGGTCAAATTTACTGACTATTTCGATTGCTGCCGTCTGTGGGTCAACGCCGTCGTTAACCGCTTTTTTAACGGCGTCCTTAATAGCTTGAGCATTGTTCTGAGGAATGTAGTATTTGCCGCCAAGATAATTCATTATCATTGCGCCGGGGGTGCCCTTTTCATATTCGTTGAATGATCCAAAATCTTTTTTGGCGGCTTCTATTGTTGCCTTAGTTTGCGCCAATGCTGTTGCTGTATTTTTTACTTCCTTGGCCTCCCATTTATTTAACTGGGCCAGTCTTGCCAACGGCTTCATGGTCTTAATTAAATTTTCTATATCGCGTTCTGAGAATGCGCTTCTGCCGTCGCCGTCAGATGAAAATAAATCAATGTAATTTTTTGCTTCGTCGATGTTGCCGGTCGCGATCATTTTAATAAGAAGTTTGTCTGCCAGAATTTTTTCCTTCAATGCCGTCTGTCGTGCCTCAGAGGCATCCCTTTGATTCGATTCCAACTGCGCTCTAAGCTGCGTCGCTGCTTTAGGATACAGCTTAACAACTGATTCGTACCACTCTTTGTCTTGATGCTTACCGAGCATCTTGATGGCAGCAGCATTGTCAGACAGTAGGCGTGCCCTCTGATTCTCTTCAATCAGAGGCTTGAGAAGACTCTCTGTTCCGGGGTAAAGCTCAGCGACCGCTTTGAGGCGTTCGGGGTCGATGCTTGTGCCAAATGCTGTTCTGGCTTTCTCAGCTATCTTTTGGGTATGCTGCAAGCGGTAACCAGCAATCCATTTAGCGCCGCCCATTTGTTTCAGCTTTTCCGGGCCAAGGACTTTGAGGAGGTTCTCTGAAATAGTCTCTGGAGTAAGGTTGCCCTCGACACCCTCTTCAATAATTTTGCGACCAGCAGTCAACATCGTCTGACCGTTTTGCCATAGATCGAACTCGCGGTCTTCGATCATCTTCTGGCGGTTCTCTTGAGTGGCCTGCGCACGCATCTCCATTATCTTGTTGGCAGGGAACTGACCGAGCAAGACGGGATCATCGCCAGCAATAGTCTTGACGTGATCCATCAGGTTTTTCATGGACAGCTCTTGACCGTTCGTCTTCGCCTCTTTGAGGAGGGCGGACATGGCCTCTGCGTTGGCTTTGCGTTTGCCAGCGTAGCGCTTGTCCGAGCGGTCTTCGCCTTTGATCTGGTCGTTTAAAAAGCTTAAAGCCATAGTGTCCTCTTATAGGTACATCGTCTCGCCCCATCCATCATTCGTCAAACCTGAGACGTTTCTGGAGAAGCTGGTGTTGGTGTTTCTAGCAGCGATACGATCCTTGGCGGCTTTCATTCTGTCGCCATATGCCGTGTTCGCACCCGCTGCGTTCTCGTCCATGAAGGTTTGGAAGTCAGACATGGTCGACGACAGGCTATTCATTGCACTGCTTGGGTTATCGCCAAGGAGTTTAGCTTCGTATTCGAGAGGCTCGCCATAAATATAGGATATTTCCTCAAGAGCATTCTTGCGGTTCTTGGCGATGTCTTTGTTGAGACCAGTGTATTCGGCAAGAGCCTGGGTGCGAGCGTCATCCAAGGTTTTATTAACCAGCGGTGCGAACCTGGCCATCATCTCGGCTTGTCTGTTTGCCTCGTGGGTGGTGCCATCAGCGAGACCGGTGTTCAAAAGTGAGGCGCGGCTTTCTGAGTTGACGCGGTTTACTACCGCATCAAGAGCTTGCAGGTTGTTGCCCATAATCTGGTTGGCGCGTAATTCGAATTGATTTGGATCGAGACCCTGCGAATAAGGGCCAAGATTCTGAGCCGCAGCGCTGAGTGACTCGCGTAAGCCGCCTGTCTCGGCGAGCATGCGATCACGCACAAGGTTACGGTAGCCCATCTCGTTCTGAATTACGGCACGTTGATCAGCGAGCTGTTGCTCGTACAGATCGGCGGACCTCTGAGCGTCGTCACCGGCAGACCATGCGCCCCAGGCGGCTGAGCCAAGGCCAAGGATATCCGCCATCTGGGAGTCACCACCGAAGATGCTGTAAATGTCTACGCCTTTTGAAATCGCGTCGCCTAGTGCCATGATAAACCTCTAGTAAAGACCAGCGAGAAGGCCGCGTCTGCGACCAAACCTTTTTGAGTCATCTATTGTTGCAGGAATTGTATAGCTAGTCGTCCCAAACTCGCGCTCCTTGACCGGGAAAGCGTATGTTACACCAGCCGGGAGTGGTTGGTTTGGAGTAGCTGGAGCGTTCGACTCTGGAACACCACCCTGGCTGTCGCCGCTAATATTGGACGAAAATGTATTATTATTAGAATTGGCGATCGAAGAACCCATGCCACCAGAGTCGCCGCTGTCAGACGCGCCCCCTGCGGTAAGGGTATTGCTCGTTGAATAGGGGGGACTACCAAGAGTTAGGGCAGCAAGTCCGCCGGTTAAACCGCCCATAGCTATTAGATTGTCTTGATTGGCTGTTGCATAAGAAATCGTCCCTGGCCCGCCCACAGAATAAGCGTCGGGGTTGAAGTCGGGGTCAGTCACATAACCCCTGGACCAGGTGCCGCTGAGCGAGTCGGGGTATTCGGCGCTCCACACATTATTCCCATGGTCAGTAAATTCAGCGTTGGGCGGCACACCCATTGAGTTAAATGTTGCAGCACCGGGGGCAATTCCCATCGCCCGATTAGCACCATCAACGAGCGCACCCGCAACGGTGAAGTACGATGGCATCACCGCCTTACCTATCAGATTAGCCCCGTAACCAAGTTTAGTGCTCATTGGTAGGTCGGACTTGAATGGCGCGATTACATTGGTGAGTTCCTTACCAAGATATTCTTTAGCGCCAACCCAGGGCTGGATACTCCGGTTGTTCTTAGCGAAGTTTGGGTCTTGTGCATATGGGCCGATAGCGTTTTGGGTGTAGTTACGGTAAGCGGCGTCCGTCATGGCATTTACATATCTATTTAGGTCTTTTCCCTGATAGCCACCCAGCATACCAGCCGTAACTGTCACGTCCTTGTCAATTTCTTCTTGAGTGCGGTTTAGACCAAGCATTCTACCGAAAGCTGGCTCAACGGATTTGTTGAAGTAGTCATTCTGCGCTCCCCAGGTTGCCTTCCCTGCCTCTGTGGAAACATCATTATAATTTTGAAATTGACCAGCCGAAGCTGTTGTACCCGTTGGGCTTTGGGCGTCGCCTGGATAATTATATCCGCCCTGAGAGTTCCATTCCCAAGCGCCGTCTGCGGTATCCGTAGAAGTGGTGTCTGCGGTATTCACTGTGGCGTCTGCGGTATCCGTAGAAGTGGTGTCTGCGGTATTCACTGTGGCGTCTGCGGTATCCGTAGAAGTGGTGTCTGCGGTATTCACTGTGGCGTCTGCGGTATTCACTGTGGCGTCTGCCCATGCGTCGAAGGCTGCGCCGCCGTCTTCGCTTTCGCCGCCGCTTTCGCCTTCGCCTTCGCCGCAAAAGCATAGATAGGTTTTTTCTGTTTCAAATAACTCTGCGATAGAAAGCATATTACAATTCCTTTTTATAAAAGCCGCCAATTTTTGTGTGGCCGAGCTGCTTTAATAATTTTTCTGTGGCGGCAAGATTAACTCCTGTCCCGATCCCAAAGCGTATATCAGTCACACCTTTTTTTTTGGCCCAATCTTCGAATGCCTTATAGAGTCTTAGGGCTGTAGGCCCGCCCCGACTTTCTTGTTTAACAAACCAATACTGTTCAAAGGCGTATGTTTCGTCTGAGAAATCAAATTGGCTTATGTGTGCGAGAATCGCCCCTCTACCGTCTTGGTCAATAAATATGATTTTGTTCTTGTCTGTTATGTACCGGAGGATCGTCTGACGTGCCCTCTTGTCACTAAATCTGGCCGTGTCCTGGCTCTCGTTTAAGAGTTCGTGGCCAAGGTCGACAAGGGCGGTAGCGTCATGGATTGTCGCCTCTCGAATCATACTGTTATTGCACCTCCAAGGAATTTCTTGCGACGCTCGTTGTCGCCGAGGCTGCGTGAAAATGCGTGTGGTTCAGTTGATATTTCACGAGGAAGGCCAGTGGTTCGGTCCGTGACCTCGTAAATATAGTTTACGCCGGTATTCTTTCTGGCCCCGCCTTGGTACGGGGTCGGGTTCCCTTGCGGAGTCTCCAGATTATACTGGCCCGGAAGTGGGATACTCCTCTCGCTGGCAGCGGGTGCCTGTGCTGACGCTGCGCTGATTTGTTGCGCTTCTGCGGTTTCAGTTTTGTCTGACATGAGTGTACTAGCTAGAGCAGTCCCTAATAAACCACCGCCGAGAGTACCGAGACCGGACGAAAGCGCCGTTGCGGGCAAAGCACCTGCAATCGCACCACCAATACCAGATGTTCCAAGTGCGCTTCCGACAGTCCCATCCAGGCCAAGTGCGGGGCCGAGGAACTCAGCACCCGCGTAGCTGCCGATACCAGAGACAGCGGCGTCTTTGATGTCGCCGCCAGACAGGAGCGTGCCTGCGGCGCTGCCGAGGCCCGCACCAACTGGCCCGAATATGCCACCGACAGCCCCGCCGATATAGGGGAGGACATCGTCTATGAAATCGAAGAAGCCGTGCTGTTCATTGCCGGTATAGGGGTTTCGTTTGCCTTGCCCTACGACAGCTTGTCTGGGGTCGGCTCCGCTTTTTTCGAAGGCTTCGATTATGAGAGGCATGAGATCTGGATTATCTTTTTGAACCTTGACGGGGATCATTATTTCGCCGGGTTGGGCGTGAACTGTTTGGCTGTCCGTGTGCCCAGCATCATCGGTCAAAGAACGCATGAGTGAGGCGCGGGACGGGACATCAACCTGCGGCAGGCCAGTACGAGCTTTATCTCTACGATTTTCTATAATCTTGTTCACTGCTGTCTCATCCATTTTTATCCTTTTCCTTTTGGCCTAGCCCGATTAGCTACCCCTCATTTATGTGCTCAGTGTTGCGACGGAAAACCCTACCTCCAAATCACCGGTACCAGAAGCCGAGGTTACATCTAGCTCAATTCGCTTTGCGGTCGAAGTGCCGTCAACCTCAATGGTCGGAGAAATGGCGCTGTTTGTTTGGCTTGTGGTGGAAGCGTGCGTGGAGCCTACGGTAGTACCATCAACAGCCAGTTGAATAGTACATGTGCCCGCTGATAGCTTGTGAGTGATGCCGTCGAAGCGCACTTTCTGTTTATAAATCCATTTAATAAACTTGCCGGTGCCGTTAGCCACGGTTGCTTCGGTGAAGTTAATGGTATCCACCGAGAAGATTTCCGGCAGTTGGGTGATTGGCATTTTGCCGGTACTGTCAAGAGAGGCAACACCATTAGCTGCGCCCATATAGGTTTTGGGGACGAGAGTTGAGAAATCGATTGTGCCCAACTCGTAGCTGGTGCCGGTGCCGTTTACGCGAACATATTCACCAGCGTTTGAGCTGGTAAATGCTGGAAGTTCGGATGAGGGGGATGTGCTGATCCAAGCCGCACCATCATAGAATTTAAGCTTATTGGGTGAGACAGATGTGTCTTGCCACAAATCGCCAGTGCTGGGTGATACGGGGGTTGAGGCTGAAACCGTGAGAGTCGCGTTATCAGATAACGCGGCAACTAGGCCGTTGACCTTTGCCTGTGGAATGTCGCCATCCTCAATGAATAGGGTGGAATACATGATTGAACCGCTGCTGTCCGTGTATTCGCTTTCGAACATGAGGCCCGTGATATTTTGTGCGGCCAGATTTTCGATAGTCAGGATGGTGATTTTATCAGATACCGAAGCGGCACTAACCAACGTGATGGTGTCAGACGAGGCGCTGGATGTGTAGTCGTTACCGCCGCCCTCAACAAGAATAATCCCGTTCTTATAGACTAAGAGGGTTTCATCATTAGTATGAACAAATGGGAATACAGCCTGTGAGGCAGAAGCTACTATATCAGAGCGCCGGTAATTGGTGACAGACGAAGCGCGGACGGTAAGGATGGTTATTTTGTCGCTGGTGGCGCGGCCAACTGCGAACGTAACGGTGTTGGCTGCCGCATCTTTAGTGTAGTCAGCTTCGATGTTGAGCACCCCATTTGTCCAGACCATGACATCATCGGTAGTGTCGAAGGTGTAACTAAAAACAGTCTGGGCGGATGTCGCAGTAAATTCTTGGCGGTTAAAAAAGATTGCGCCCTCAACTGAACCGACGCTGGTCCCGGCGGGGCCGCGCAGATCAGCGTAATCGATAAGTGTTACCCAATCTTCGTCTGCTTCACTGGCGTCAAACTCGCCTACACGATACTGAATGCCGACCGTGGTGTCGGCTCTAAATTCAATAGGGCCGTCGAACTCACCGTTTTCGTCGTAGATTTTATCGAGCAACTCACCAATCGTAAAGTTACCCAGCTCAGCCGCATTAACGTAGCGAATGATGCTCTCGAACTCAGTGTTAATATTACCACTGGATATGTAATTCTGCGGGTGCTGCTGCTTTAACCGCGCCATTCTAATCCTCCTTCTTCACGCCTACCGCAAAACCCGTAATACGCATTGGACCGGGGCCGGTGGGGGCGAGCGTTATATAAAACTGCACACCTAAATATTGGTGTTCAAACTTCCGCGTGTACTGCTGTGATAGCGGAACATCCATGAAGCTGTCGTCCACGCTGTCCTCCGTGATCTCGAAGGACAGGGTCGCCATATCGCGGTTTGTGTCATCTACAGCTCTGATGGTTACTACCCCGCTGCCAGCGGCCTGGACGATAAGACTGTTTGTTGATTTGTTTTCATTGATCTTGCCGTGCCACAAGACAGGGGTAACTATTTCGGCTATAGGGTAGTGGGCGGCTTCCTCTTCAATCATGTGCTTTTTATAGACACCACCCGGTGTGCCCAATAATGTCACCCCTCCAAGGGAACTCTCGCACCTGGCATTAAGAAATGAGCCGGTACTCCATTTGTGGTCTTGGCCACGGACGGGGTTGAGGCTAAGTGTCAGACGATACGATACGCTGTCTGTGACTGGAAAATAGATATTATATTGACGGTGATCTTGGCTGTAGTTAGCCTCAATCATTTCGTGATTTGATACCCGCTGGAGTAAACCACGGTAAATTTCAGTAATCTTTTCGGACATTGGAACCGAATAGATGGTGACGCCGTTTGCGTCTGACCGCTTGAGGGAGTGCACGCCGTCACGAGCGCAGAAGTATAGATCGGTGCCTACTTGCTGGATGGTGTTATGTGAGATTGTGCCCACATTGATATTGGCCTTGTCCTCAAGCGTCCACCCTGTGTAATCAGGGTGAACTTTGTAGATGAGTGTCACATCATTGGTAAATACGGCCAGACGGTTTTTTTCAAGGACACCCAGACCCTTGATGCCGTCGGCTGTGCCGATGATATTGCCGATCTCGATATCGGCTGCCTTGAGGACGCTCGTCTCATCATCCGCCTCATCGTCGGGAAATACATCGTATGTGTCCACACGAGTAGCCAGGATTTGTGTTTCGTTACCAACCATGCGGGCGGTGAACAGCCGCCGTTGGCAGGCGACCATATAAGCTGGCTGCGCTCCAGAGCGCTGCTCAACCTCCTCCCATTTGACGCCATCATAGGCGTACATGGGTTCCCCTTTGGCAGTGAATAAGGCTTTATGGTTGAAGACTGCTGATGTCACCGCCGTATTTACTGGGTAGACCTCATTAGCCTCATGCTCCGCGTCTGACCACAGGGTGACTCCACCGCCGTCAAGCTGAGACCAGCAGGCCAGGTCGCGGCCATAAAATTCAATGTGAGATATTACGCCGTCAGACGATGTCTCTCTTTTGGTAGAGCCTGGTTCGACGGTGATAGCGCCGCGCCAATCGCAGTAGGCGTTCTCACATTTTACGAGGGATTGCTTGGAGCCGGTGTCCTGGGCAGCTTCATCGCGTGATGAATCAATGCCCTGGAAATCTTCGTATGGATGGACATCAAGATCGACAAGTGAGACCGATAAGACGGAGGCGGACATTAACTATCCTCCCCAGCTTCGTCCGCCGTCGCGTCCACTCGCTTGAGGTAGTGTTTCTGGTCGCCATACTTGCGTTCATACAGGGTTTGGTTGAGCGTCTTTTTATAAAGGGAAGCATAGGATTCGGCTTTTTTAGAACCTTGTTGAATCGCGTAATTGAAAAGAAGACCGGACACTATAATGTTGTCTGGCACTCCCCTAATCTCACTTACGGCCTCGTAATAATTTAGAGGGTCGGTTTCGTTGTCCCAATATGCATGTTGGCGTATGTCCTCAATGGTGGTATTGGCCAGCTCAAGGAACATAAGCGAGACCTCGCCGTCGATGGTGCCAGGGTTTACATCACCGTACCTGCGCAGCGCCCGGTAGATCATGGTTTCGAGCGGTGCGAATGGCTCGGTGATATGCGGAGAGGAGTTGCTCTCAGCCATCACGCTACGCCTTTACAATACGGCCATTTTTAAAATGCATGTGGTCTTTAACTCGGTCAGCCACAGCATTATCAATGCGCCAATTAACGCGAGTTCCTTTGCCGTCCCAAAAACCGCGATAAATCTTCCCCGAAATCTGCATGTTCCATGTACCGTTTTCCGGCTCAGTGGACACAAAGACCGTAAAGCCATCGTCTGATTTTTCAACGACAGGTTCTTCGGCGATATCTTCTTTAACTTCTTCAACGACAGATTTTTGGGGGTTCTTTGATATAGGCTTTTTAGCCATTTGACTTCTCCGATTACACAAAAACAAAATGGGCCATGGTTTCCCACGGCCCATAATGCTGATCTAATAGGTCTGGGTCGTCCCTATTAAGAGACGGTTTGCCAGTTCTTGAGGTATGTGTGTACCTGCGCCTGGGTCATTTCCAGACCGCACTCAGTGAGATATTGATGCTTCACACCGTCGAAGTCTGCGGTGTGAATATCCCGCTGCAACTGCGTGTCGCGGTTTTTCATACAGCGATAGCTCAGATAAGGCATATCCAGCATGATCATGGCATCGGCCATCCCAGGAACCTGACGGAACATCGGGTGAAGATGAACCATGAGATCGCCAGCGAACGTCGCATATTTGGTCATGCTAACGCCGTAAGAACCATCAACAGAAGTTGGCGTCCAACGGTTCTTGGCGATTTCCATTAAGTTGGCAGCCACCGTGGCACCTACGAAGCAAACACGCTCCTTGGAGCCTTTGGAGAACGCCGTCTCGACCAGCCAGCGATCGAACTCTTTCTCCGTCACTTGGTTGGCGGTGGTAAAGGCAGAGGCCGCATCGGTTACGTTAGTAATCTGGGTGGTCAGACCCCCAGTGTAACGAGTCGGTTGAGCGGTTGAGCCGTTAACCTCGGCCTTAATGCCGAAGAACATGGACCGTTCGAGATCGGACATGTGCAACTTCAAAGCCTTGGTCAGAAGCTCCTGCTCCTTGGAGCCAGTCCGCAGATTAGTATTCTGCATTGTACCGGAGATAGAGACGGGGGTTTTGAAGATTTGCGTATAGTTCGATGCTACGGTCGCATCCCACGCAATTGGGGTCGGTGAAGTATCGCCCTCTTTGTCAGCATAACCGATAGCAACTAGAATGTCGTTGTCGGTAATGCTGTAAGATGTCGAGCCGATGTTACGAGTCACAGTCAACGGGGAAGCCGAAGCATCCGTGTCGATCTGCATGACTTCACCAGTGGCCGTGTTTTGAACAAGGGTGCCCGACGTGAAGAAAGCAATCTCAGTCGCAGCGTCAACGGCAATAGAGGTGGCTGATGTATTATAACCCGCTCCATTGTTGACCGTCAGGGTGCGATCGGGAAGCTCATCGCGGAAGTGCTTGAACTCAGGATCATCGGTAGCTTGCGTGCCCATCATAGACAGAAGAGCATTCAACGGCGCGGAGCCATTGGGTTCCAGGAGCGTATAAAGCTCACGGTAGTTTTTAGGGCGATGGTCAGCGTCAAACTCACCAGTACCCCGAAGTCCTTGAACGCCTGCTGGCATATCAAAAATCCTCCTAAAAAGGGGTTAAAATCAAAATGTTCAACGGCTTCGTCTGACCCAGTGCGGAAAAATCAACGCGGATTGGCGGGCCTCGGTTGCCGGTAACATCAAGACTTTCGGCTGGTGCGACGGCGGTTAAGCGGTCAAGACGCGGAAAGAATGTCTGTTGGAGTCGTGTGTAGCCGGTATTGGGTTAATTTGTCGTCCCGGTTTTTAAATTTATTTCGTCAATTTCACCCTCGTGACCTTTACCCATATAACCGCCACGGTCCTCACCGTTTTCTTCAACGTCCCAATCCAAGCCAATAGAGGTCGGTTGGCCCTTGAGCCAATGCTGGATAGACATGAATGCACCGCCATTTTTAGAGGCGGTCCCGCCGTGCCAGTCAGTAGGGCGAATGCGCATGATTTTGTAGCGGTGGACGGGGAAACCGTATTCGTCTGGCTTGACGGCGTCTTCCTCAGTGACGACCTGCCTGTCGCCATTGGTGAATGTCATGCCATACATATAGACCTCATATGAATCTACGGTAGGGTGAAGGTGTTCTGGGATTGTTTTATCAGGGTCGACAATAAAGAGTTGGGTTTGGAACTGCCCCTCTCTGTGTAAGACGATGCCGCGCAACCCGTCACAGTAGCGAAGAGGAGCGCGTGCGGGTACACACAATTGGTGGGGGCGCTGAGAATACAATATAAAATGAGCGTACTGAGCAAGCTCGTCTGCGTCCTGCTCACCGAGCATGTCGGTGATTATTGCGTGGTGCATACCGGTCTCCGTATATATTTATCTTTAAGCTTGCGGGCCGAATCTTTTGAGGCCCATCTCAGTCATTTCATCAAAGATAGCTTGATCGGGGGCCGGTTTGGGAGTCCCCCCGGCCTCACCGGACGGAGCACCGTCGACAGTGCCGGTAAAGGCTTGGCGCTTCGCGGCAAGACCTTGCAAACGAGCGAACTCAGGAGAGTTCTTGGCGTTAGTGTAATCCTGCATGACCTGTTCCGTCAGCTCGCGACTAATAAAATCTTCGGGCGTATAACCTCTCGTCTGCATAAATGCCATAAACTGCGGCTCTTCTTCGTCTTGAATACCAAACTTGGCCTGGGCATTATCGATGTTAGTGGCAATCCTCTGCTTGGTAGCGTTAGCCACCTCTTGTTTGGCCTCATGCTGCACCGCTTCGGCTGCACCAGTGACGCCCTGTTGACCCTGTGCGATCTGCCCGACAACATTGGCAAGCTCAGCCACAGCGCGCTCAACGCTAGAGACTCGTGCTCCGGCCTCTTTGTAACCAGGGGGGAGTTCGACAGCGTTGTCCTGTTCCCATTGATCTAGGGATTGGGCGACGTCTTGTGGCACGTCAGGTGCGCTGTCTTGGGCACCCTTGCCCATTTGCGGATTATGCTGAACGGCGCGGCTGAGCACGTTGTGAGTTTCGCTGGCCAAGTCAGCGTAATTTATTTCTTTGCCGTTTTGGGCGGCGGCGGCCTTCATAGCCCTGCCGTAATCAATCCAATCTTTCATATCGGCGTGAGCTTGATTGAGGTGAGTGTAGCGTTCATAAGTGCCACGGATTTGCGCATCAGTAAATTCACGTTCCTGGCCGTTAATGTTGACCTTAAAAACGACAGGATCAGCGTTGGCGCGGTCGTCCTCAGTGACGGGAGAGAGCTGCTCAGCGGCCTTCCCCGCCGGGGATTCTGGAGACGCGGTTGCGTCAGACGGTGTCTGAGCTATGCCGGTGGCAGCGTCAGGGGTTGCGGCTACTTGTTCGGGGTCAACACCCATCTGTTGAGATGCAATGGCATCGACGATGGATGCGTCAGGATTGAGTTCTTTCATTTGTGTCTCCTTTACCCGGCGTTAGCGGGGTAGTTGTGTGGTGTATATTGGTTGTGGCATGTGCTACAGAACCTTGTCGTCCTTATTGGAAGCTGACTCGATAAGGGCATTGTTCTCAAAAAGTTTGAGGACACGATCCGGCATGGACATTAATTGATCGGCTGAGTGCAAAACACCGCGCATGTACTCGTAATCGTCCGGTCTAGGGCCGGGTCTATTTTGTTTTTTGCAGGCGATTTCGTATTCGTCTTGCATCATTTGCTTGAGGATGGCCCATCCGGCGGACTGAGCTAATTTGTGGACTTCTTGATATTGTTCTTCGTAAGTCAATTTTCCTACCTTTGGCTTCGCCCCCACAAAGGTTAAAAGAGTTTCTTTATTAAAATGCCGCCAACGATTCCAATAGAGGCAGCCGCTCCCGCATACCACGCTTGTTTCTGCTCCACAGTACGGAGACGGGTTGCGAAAAAGTCGAGTTCCACACCATCTTCGCGCATGTGGCCTTCGACCTTATCGTCTAAATTTCTGATCATAATGAGGGTCGCCTTTGACCGCTCGTCCAGGCGTGCTAAAGTAGCGAGTATCTCCGCGTCACCCCGTCTTTCTGTTATATCATTCATGGGTACCCTGCCCGTCTTTTGTTAAGTGGTCATTAATTAAATAATACAGAGGGACGCGGTCGTCCCTCTCGCATAACTCATGTCCCAAAATCTGGAATCTTGATCGAGGGAGACGCATTTTTCCATTTTTGACCTGCGTTAATTATGCACGCCGTGTCATCACCCTGGATGTCAACTACGACAAATTGTCCGTCGCTCAGCCCCCAGACAGCAACCGCCGATCCGGCGTTCGATCTACCGTGCCCCATCAGCGACGCACCCGCCTGGGTCAGGAATGTGTTCATCTCGTCGCCTGTTCCGCACACAACTGTCACCACCGCCTGTCCTGACATCATTGCCGCTGTCGCTGAGAACGACCAGATAGAAATTGCGGCAGCAAGGGGTGCGAATTTGAGCATCAGCCTGGCTTCGGGTTATCAGCTTTGACTGTAGCAATATGGTCTTTCCAGGTTGTGCTGCCGTCAGCGAGATCGTGGAACATCATATCGAGTTGATCGCCGACATCGCCGTAGGCATCTCGCCGGTCATCTTTCCACTTGTGGTTAGCTACATAATCAGCTTGTTTCGCAGCTACAGCAGCCTCTTCCTTGTCTCTAGCTATCTCATCGGCTTTTGTGAAGTAGACAGAAACGCCGTCAATAGATGCTACACGCCGATTAGCTTCTCGTTGCGCAGGATCGTCTGGTGCGATTTCTCGGCCAGCCGC